TTATGCAATCAAAATCAATCAAACTAAAATTAATCTCAACTTAAATCACTCTGACATTCAACCACACAGAAAAGGCAGAGCTTACGAAATAGCAGCATGTGGTGGTTTTATGATTGCAACATACCCAGAAGTATACAGATCCAAAAATGGTGTCCAATTTCGGGATGGTGAAGATTTTATTTCTGTTCGTATCGATAATGTTGTTGAAACAATAAAACGTTATTTAGATCAAGATAATGAAAGGCTGACTATCAGTGAAAATTTAAGAAATAAATACACAACATTATTTACAGCCAAAAAGTGGTGGTCTGATATTTTTATTATGGAGAAAAATTAATGATTGGTTCTACTAAAAAAAGATTATTTTTATGGGTTAATCAATCCAATGGTGATTCATTAGGTACAATTCCTGTAATTGAAAATTTTATAAAAAAATACCCTAATGTAGAAATTACTTTTGGATGCTGGGAACATCACTCATATTTATTTCAACATTTTCCAATAAAAATCTTAAAGTTTGGTTACGACTATAGGCTTGGAAGATCTTTGAGATTTGACTGGTATACACCTGAAGATCACATACCTATTTATCTTTGGCTTGGAAATTATCCAAATGAACTTGGAAATAATTTTCACTGGAAAAATTGCATAATTAATTTCAATAATCAATGTAGAGATAAAAATCTTGATTTCAAATTGGATTATGATTGTCCTGGATATATCAATCTTCCAAATGTAGAGGTATCTATTTCTAACAACTCTATACTAGTAGAAAATGGACCTCCAGACACCAATAGCAACAGATTTCATTTTGACATAATGCAAATAGCTAGTAAATTTCCCGATATTTCATTTTATTGCACAGGAAATACAAATTGTTCTTTGCCTAATGTATTTGATCTTTCAATGCATAACCTAATAATAGTGCAAAATGTCCTTAAAAAATGCAAAATGTTCATAGGTAGAGGCAGTGGTCCAGCTTTTTTAACTGCTCACGAAGATTGTAAAAATCTAGTAAAAGGCATTTTTGGTGACTGTAGTGTTTTTGGAAAACTTTGGGATCCAGATGATGAAAATTGGTATTATAATGAAGGTAGTACAGAAGCTATAATTAAGTTTATTGAGGACAAGTTCAATTATGAGTAATTATTATTTACCATTGATGAATGATAATATTGACAGAGAAGACATTGACTGTGTAATTGATTTTTTGTCAAAAGATAAAATTCCGAAATTAACTAACGGACCTAAAGTTATTGAATTTGAGAATGCATGGGGTGAATGGTTAGGATCAAAATACAATTTATTTGTAAATTCTGGAGCATCTGCAAACGAACTGACTATGTTGGCTTTAGCTCATATAGTTGGAGAGGGTGAAATTATTATTCCTCCTTTAACTTGGATTTCAGATATTTCTGCAGTACTTTTTGCTGGACATAAGTTAGTTTTTGTTGATGTAAATTTTACCAATCTTTCTTTTGATATAGAAAAGCTCAAAGCTGCTATCACTCCTAATACAAAAGCAATCTTTCTAACTCACGTTTTAGGAATTAATGGATTAACAGATGAGTTGCTTAAAATTTGTGAAGATAACAAAATCTTATTAATTGAAGATGTTTGTGAATCACATGGTACTACTTTTCGAGAACTTAAAGTAGGCAATTTTGGATTTGCTAGCAATTTTAGCTTTTATTTTGCTCATCATATGTCTACTATTGAAGGCGGGATGATAAGCACAAATAACTGGGAATTCTACCAAGTTTGTAGAGCCCTTAGATCACACGGTATGACTAGAGAAATGACTAGTGATTCTATGAAGCTTTCTATTGCTATGGATAATCCTGATCTTAATCCAGACTTTATTTTTTTAAGACCAGCGCACAATTTTAGAAGTACTGAAATTAATGCAGTCATTGGTCTTTCTCAAATTAAAAAACTCGATGCAAAAAATCAAGAAAGAAGAGATAATTTTGATTTATTTATATCAAACTTAAATCCTGAAAAATACCATATTGCTTTAGATACAGAAGGTAATTGTAATTATGCTTTCATTGTAATTTTAAAAGACGCTGATTTTGACAAAAGAAATGAAGTTGAAAAACAACTGAAAGATAATGGTATAGAATTCAGGCGTGGGCTTTCTGGTGGTGGTAATCAAATGAGACAGCCATTCTTTAAGTCTACTTATAGTGATTTTTCTAATTATCAAAATATTGAACATATTCACAATTTTTCTTGGTACATTGGTAACTATCCAGGATTAGAGCAAGAAAAAATACTGAAACTACTTGAGGTTTTGAATGGCTAGAGTAGACGGTCTTTCAGGAGTGATAGTACTCAACAAAGATTCATTTGTTGATAATCGTGGTGAATTATATACAGTTTGGAAAGATACTGATACTCCTGAATTAACTTTCAATCACGATAAAATTGCATTATCAAATAATTGTGTTTTGAGAGGATTGCATACTGACAAATCATGGAAACTTATAACTTGTCTTCATGGAAGTATTCAATTAGTTGTTGTTAATTATGATGAAAAAAGTCCAGAATATTTGTCATGGACTGATTTTGTCATACATGCTAATCAAACCAATAAAACATGTGTGCTTGTTCCTCCGGGATACTTGAATGGACATCTTGTTTTGAGTGAACAAGCTGTCTTCTACTACAAATGGAGCTACGAAGGTGAATATCCAGACGTAAAAGATCAGAAGTCTGTTTACTGGGAAGATCCAAAAGTAGGTATAAATTGGTTAATAGAAAATCCAATTTTATCTGAAAGAGATAAAAATACTCCATTATTATGAAAGAACTTTATAAAAATATCAAAATACTAGTTATTGGAGATTCATGCACAGACGTATTTACTTATGGGCATGTATTCAGATTAGCTCCTGAAGGTCCAGCTCCAGTCTTTAACCCTATTAGGGGTAAATGTAATGGTGGTATGGCTTCCAATGTTTTAGCTAATATCGAAGCGATTGGATCATTTTGTAAATTAATTACTCAAAATGAAAATATCGTAAAGACCAGATTTGTTGATGAACGTACAAATAGTCTTTTATTAAGAATTGACACCAATGACAAAGCTAGTAGAATATCAGAAGAATTACTCAAATCAATTAAAGATAACATTTATGAAAACATTTTTTATGATGCAATAGTTATAAGTGATTACTGCAAGGGGTTTTTGACAGAAAGTGATATTAAAGTCATTTCTAATAATAATAAAAATGTATTCTTGGATACAAAGAAAATTTTAGATGACTGGTGTGTTGGTTGTGATTATATTAAAATTAATCATATTGAATTTGAAAAAACCAAACACACTATTGAAAGACTTGATTTGTATAGACAACTTATAATCACTCATTCTGATAAGGGTTGTGAATACCAAGATAAAATGCACCCTGTCGAAAGAGTTAATTGCAAAGATATGTCAGGAGCCGGAGATACATTTATTTCTGGTTTGGTTACTGAATGGGTTAGAACTAAAGATATTCATGAAGCAATTAATTTTGCTCAAGAATGTGCTACAAAAGTAGTTCAAAAGTTAGGAGTATGTACTGTATGAATATGAAAGAATATTATGAAATGTATCTTACGTTGCATCAAAATAAAATTTGCAGAAGATTGCATGTTTTAGGCCAATTAATGACCTTGTCATGGGTAGCTGGATGCTTATGGTATGAATATTTTTGGTTCTTACTATTAACACCATTTATTGTTTATCCATTTGCATGGTCAGGGCATTACTTTTTTGAAAAAAATCAACCAGCAGCATTTAAAGATCCAGTAAAAGCAAAAATATCTGATTGGATGATGCTCTGGGATATTCTAAGAGGAAAAATAAGCTTGTAATGGATAATTTCAAGAGCTACATAACTTTAATTGAAAATCAATGGTACTGGAGAATTGACGATCAATATGGTTCAACATATAAAAGCACTTTAAGCGAAACGGAAGTTTACAATGTTTTAGAGCCTTTTTTAGAAAACAAAAGAACAATGGTGTAAGCAGGTGGCAATTGCGGAATGCATGTTCATAAATTTGTTGAACATTTTGATACTATTTACACATTTGAACCAGACCCTTTAAATTTTTTTTTGTTTAGTCAACAACTTGCCATATTCAAATGTTATAAAAATACAAGGCTGTTTAAGTGATGAAAATAAATTAGTAGAAATAGAAAAACCTTATGGTGATATAGGCTCCATAAGAATTAATAAAAATGTAAAGCAAGGAAAAATACCTTGCTTTACTATTGATGAATTAAAATTAGATTATTGTGATTTGATTCAACTTGACATCGAAGGGTATGAAATGTTTGCGCTAAGAGGCGCAAAAGAGACTATCAAAAAATTCCACCCTTTGATATGTATAGAGTTTGTTCACTTTCAACACTATGGTACTGATAATAAAGAAGTTGATAACTTTTTGTTTTCTAATGGCTATGAGTTAGTTGCAAAATATGTCACAGACAGAATTTATAAATATGTACCTTTCAATTTAAGAATCTCTTAAATACATTCTTTTAATTTCATCAGTAAAACCATCTTCTGGCAAAAATTTCAATAGATGCAATTGCCTTTTGGCGAATTCTCTATTAGATAATCTATTATTTGTTTCAATTGAAAATTCATTTTTAAGTTCAGAAACTCTCGATAACCAAAATTTAGGAATAAAGTCTTTAGAATACCAAAAGTCTGTACCCTCAGTGGAAAAAATCTTTAGATTTTTATTATATGGATTGCAATTAGTGTAGCCTTCTTTATATTGCAATCCTACATTGATCTTAATATTTTTTTCAAAAAATCCATCAGGTATTTCCAAAACAGGAACTAAATCATTTTGATATTGTCTTGGGCAGTGTTGATAACCATCAAAATGTCTACACAATTCTCTTGTTGGTACAAAAGTCAATATTTCATCTTTGAAAGCATCTGAGAAGAAATTATCTGTTCTACCCCATACTTGATCTTTTGGCAATTCTTTAGAAAACCAATAATATTCATAAAGTTCTTTAGAAATTATTTGTAAAGAATGATGATATACACCTAATACTTGCATAGCAAAAACACTGAATTGTTTTGGTCTAAAATAAAAATAAGGTTCAAAAATAAATTCAGGCCAGTGACTAAACTGCATGCTAAAAAGACCATCTAAATTTTTAATTGATTCTGTACATTCAAATAAATACTGATAATCATTATCAATATAAACATGATCATGATTTCCGCTGTACCAAATAAGCTTGTCATCTAAAATTTCTGATTCTTTTTGCCATTGCTCTTGAGTTTCATTTCGATAATCTCTAATCAATAAATCATATTTTCCAAACTCTTCTCTTATAAAATTGTTTAGTTCTTCTCTTCTTTCACTGTATTTTTCATCTAATTTTGTATTTATAATTACTTTTTTCCAAGGATAAACATTTGCTAAACTTGCTAATGAGTACTTATATACATCTAACTTATCAAAACTTTTTGCCATTTCTCTGTTTTGATATGCACCTACACCTTTAGCGTGAGTATCAGTTATAAATACATTAAAAAGTAAAATCATATTTTTATATCCTCAATACCTTTATTTCTATCTGGGCTAAAGCAAAAACATGCTATTTCTCCATCAGGTTTTTTATCATTAATTAAGTATCTGGCTCCTCCACCAATATTCATAATTAATTGATCATAAAAAATTCCAGCTTCTTGAAGTTGTTGCTCAGTAGCTGCTCTAGTGCATTCTTTTCTTCCTGTAGTTAAAATGATACGATAACCATTCTTTTCCCACTCAGTAAGCTTCTCTATTGTTCCAGGAAGTAACTCAAGTATATGTGTCTTTTTAGCACTATCTGTCAAAGGTGCATGCTTGACTAATGTGCCATCTATATCGCAAAAAATAGTTGGTTTAGAGGATATCATTTAGTTCTCCCAATTTTTTATTAATCTTTTCGTTGATATATGGTAAATATTTTTCATCATGAATATTTAGAAGATATTCTGGATGAGAATAAACATAATGTCCACTAATTTTAATTAAATCTTGTTTATTTTTTTCAGGTACAAAATCAGAATCTACCCATTTTTGCCATTTACTAAATTTATAGCAAAGATTATAAAAAAGTTCTTTTTTTTCTTCATCCAAAATTTCTAATATTGCACAAGTTTGAATGTAACCAAATTCGGGTGCGATGTTTATACTATCAAGACCTAAATTAAATTTTTCTCTAATTAGGTCTACACTCATATAATCACCATTGTGTTCTTTAGATAACTTGTCAAACTTTTTTACAATCGATAATTGGTCAATCAATCTTTCTGAAGAATATTTTCCAATTTGATTGTTTTCTTTTAATTTTGTGCCAGATTGAATTACTATGTGTGTAATTTTATTAAATAAACTACCAAGATTATTATAGACTTTATCAATAAAATATTTTAATATATCATTGTCAAAATAAAAAATTGATTCTTCTGTAGCAATTTCAAAAACAATGTTTTGATTCAAAGAATTGCAAAAACGAATATAATCACAAGTTAGGGTAATGGCTTCGTCTAAATTTTTTGTAAAATTCCACGGATCAATGTGAACCATATCAAAAAAATTACAATCAGCTGCAAAACTGTCTAATCCATCATCGTGAGAGTTTCCTTGAGAAGCTCCACCATGATCTCTACAAATTACAAAGTTTGAATTTGCATGCCTGACATATTGAGAAAATGATTCTGAATTCCAATTATTGACATAACCAAAATTGTAATCAATCTGTCTTCTACTTGGTATGAGACCAAATTTCTGTGGATCTTGATTCAAAACACAATCCACAATTTGATTGCTCATTGGACCGATAAAGAATTTTTGGTTATTGTTCATTTGAAGCTATTATACAAAATTATTTCCCTATGAATGTATAATTACAGTATGAATATCAAAACTGTCAATAAGCCTTGGGGCAATGAATTATGGATTGCAGATGGTGAAAGAACTCCTTACGCCTTGAAAAGAATTTTGTTCAAAGCTGGAAATAGGACAAGTTTGCAAGTTCATGAATATAAATTTGAAACAAATTATGTTTTATCTGGGTCAGGCAAATTATATAAATCAAAAGAAATCTTGGACATAGCTGATTTTTTAGTAAATGGAATGTCAGAACAGGATGTAAAAAACTACGAAAATTTTTTTGATATTATCGATCTTGAACCAGGAGTAGTTTTTGATGTAGCTCCAGGGTTTGTTCATCGTGTAGTAGCTGTTAGTGATCTGGAATTTATTGAAGCAAGCACTCCTCATCTTGATGATGTAATACGTCTTCAAGATGATCAAGGTAGAACACATGGCAAAATTGATAATGAACATGAATAATACAGTAGTTATACCAACCGCAGGATTGGGTAATAGAATGGGTGCTTTGACAAAAAATTTGAATAAAGCATTACTCCCATATAAAGAAAAGCCTATCATTTCATATATTATTGAAAATTTTCCAACAGACACAAAATTTATTATTGCATTAGGATATTTAGCTGATCAAGTAAAAGATTTCTTGAAAATTACATACCCCGAAAGAGATATTACCTTTGTCGAAGTTGATGATTTTACAAGTGAGAAAAGCGGCACAGCATATACGCTTAAATGTTGCAAAAAATATATAAACTCTGCATTTTGGTATGTTCCTTGTGATACATTTTTTGATGAAAACGTAGTTGATAAAATTGCTAATCATAATATTTATTTTGTAAAAAGTGTTCCTGAAGATATTTCGCATTTATATACTATGCTTGAAATAGACCATGGATCAATTGTTGATTTGCTTTTTAAACAAAAAGCTAATTATGGCCACAAAGCTTTTACCGGATTAATGTACATACATGACTGGGAAAAATTCTTTATTGATTTGGGTAACTTAAATAGTAATGAGTTTGTTTACATAATTGAAAAATATGGAAAAACTGAAAAACTCAATTCTTGGATAGATTTTGGTGATCAAAAATCTTATCAAACAGCATTGAGCAAAAGTCAAAAATTTGATTTTTCAAAAAAAGATGAAATTACCTATATTTGCAATAATAAAACTGTTAAATGGTGGGTAAAAAATAATGTCTCAGAACAAAAATTTATTAGATTATCTCAAAATTCCAAAGTATTTCCAGAAAACTGCAATAAAATTGGTAATTATATCGCTTATGATTTCTTTGCAGGAAAGACGTTATATCAATTCAACAATCCAGTAGCTTTTAATGAACTATTGAACTGGTTAGATGCAAATTTGTGGATTGTCGATAAAAGTAAAAATATCAACAACCTTTGCGAAAAATTCTACAAGAATAAATCTTTAGAACGCATCAACATGTTTTTAGAAAAATACCCTAATATTGCAAATGTTGATCAAGTAGACGATGTCAAAGTTGAGAATTATCAATATTATTTAGATAATATTGATTGGGAATATTTATCCAAAACTAATCTCCCAGGATTTTTACATGGTGATTTACAGTTTGACAATATCATAATCAATAATGCTGGAGAGTTTAGACTTATCGATTGGAGACATGAGTTTGCTGGATCAACAGAAATAGGTGATATTTACTATGATTTAGCTAAAATGGCTGGTGGTTTTATAATTAACTATGCTAACATCAAAAACCATAACTTTGATATTGAATTTGATGAAAATAATGTTATATTAAGTATTCCCAATATTGATCATATTTCTATATATCAAGAAAAGTTATTTCATTATATTAATCATAAAAATTTAGATTCCAAAAAAGTATTACAGTTAATACCAATAATATTTTGGAATATGTCTCCTTTACACACAGCACCTTTTGATCAATTCTTATGGTTCTTAGGATTGAAGTTATTTGCTCAAAATGAAAAAGTTTTATAGCATAAGTCAATACCCTGGAAAAACTGGAAAATATTTTTATTCCAGTTTTTTCAATTTCTATCAACTCGATAATATCTACATTCCGTTAGGATCAGAAAATTTAAACGATACATTCTCTGAAATTTTAAATGAAGCTTCTGGGATAAGTATTAGTATGCCATTTAAGCAAAAAGTAATCTCTTACCTTAATGAAAAAGATCAAAATGTATCAGAATATAATAGTTGTAATACTGTAAAAATTGATGACAAAAAATTGATTGGTTACAACTGCGATTTAGAAGGAGTTGTGAGTTTGAGTAAATATTTAGAGCCTAATCAATCCATTTCTATTTTAGGTAATGGATGCATGGGAAAAATGTTTGCAAAATATTTAACAGAATATAAACCAAATATTTTTTCAAGAAGTTTAAATAATTGGAACTTAAGACATGGCAATTTTGATGTAATTATAAATTGCACTTCATTAGGGACTAGTTCAACAGAAAGTCCTCTTGATGAAATTTCTGAAAAAACTAAAGTAATTTTTGATTTATCATTGAAAGATAATAATCTTAAGAAAATGTGCTTTGAAAAAACGATTCAATACATAGAAGGAATAGAATTTTACAAAGCACAATTTTTGAAGCAATTCAGTGTCTATACAAATATAGATCCAGATTCAGAATATTTTGATTTTATTTATCAAAAAATGAATCAACAACTTCCTTAATATAAGAAATCTGTTCCTCTGTAATAACTGGAGAAGTTCCCAAGAAGAATGTATCAGTTGTAACTTTCTTAGCAATTGGAAAATCATTAAGATCCATGTCACCAACTAAATGACTATAAGCTGGTTGCATCAATATATTGCCAGCAAAATAAGGTCTTGTTTGAATTTTTCTTGCTTCTAAATACTGACAAAGATCACTCCTCTTAAATGGAGCATTGTCTTTAATTGTAAGTGGAAAAGCAAACCAGTTTACATCTGCTAATCTTTGTGCGACTGGAAGAATAAAATACTCTTCATAATTTTGGAATATTGCTGAAAGTAACTTATGGTTTCTTTGTCGCAGTCGTTTAATTTCATCAAGCTTGTCAATTTGAGCAAGAAGCATACTAGCTTGAACTTCAATTGGTTTAAGATTATAACCAATTTCTTCATAAACATATTTATGATCAAAAACTTCACCTGGCATACTTGGTAACCATTCAGAAAATCTTTTATTACAAGCACCACACTCGGTAATGTTCTGCTTACCAATACAGAAACAACCGCGTCCCCAATCTCTAAATGAGCGAATAACTTTTTCTAAATCCTCATCATTGCAGACGACTAATCCTCCTTCTCCACAACTGATATGATGAGCTGGATAAAAAGAACAAGAAGCCATAGTCCCAAAACTACCAAGAGGGTGAGTATCATAAGTGCTATTAAGTGCATCACAACAATCCTCCAGTAGTATCAATCCATAATGATCAATTATATCCATCAATCTGTGCATATCTGGAGGATTCCCCAAAACATGAGCAAATGTAATTATTTTAATTTCAGGATCTGCCTGTAATGTTGCTTCTACTTCATCAAGATTGAGATTTAATCCATCAAGAGAAATGTCTACGAAAACTGGTTTAAATCCACATTGAAAAATTGGATTCATAGTAGTAGGAAAACCAGCAATAGGAGTAAGTACTTTAGTTCCTTCAGGTAGACTTAAATATCTTTTTGATTTCAGTGCAGACATCATTAGAAGATTAGAACTACTTCCAGAATTAGTTAATAAAGCATGATTTTTACCAAATAATGATGCTAGTTTCTTTTCAGCTTTATATGCTTCAGATCCAAGAACTAACCAACCATCAAGCAGAGTAGAAACAGATCTAACTATTTCTTTATGATCAAAATAAGGACCAGCATAATGAACATAATCTTTGCCAGGTCTCCATTTTTTATTTGGTTCATTGATAATAAATTCTTCAACTAATTTAAGTAGTTCTTCTTTGTTCATAAAAAGATTATACCAGCATTGAAATTAAATAGATAAATCATCAATTTCAAAAATTAAGCTAAACTTAGGTTCTGTATTACATCCAATTACTTCACCGCTGTCATAAAATTTGTAAGAAAAATCAGTATCCCAAATGAAACCAATTTCTGTCATAAATCCAATTTCTTTATTCAACCTATCGTCTCTTAAATGTTCCCAGTAGCTAGCTTTTTCAAAACCAGTAAATATATCATTTTTTATTGAATAAATCCATTTATGATGAAAAAACCCTCTGTATCCCTGAACTCCATACCAACTTTCAAAACGTAAATATTCTGCATATTTTGAAGGTACTGAAATGAATCCTTTATGTGATATTTTTTGCAACATATCACAAACTAATGCTGGATTTGGTATATCTTCCAAAGTGTGTGTGCAAATAGAAAAGTCAAATTTTCCATTTTTTTCAACATATTCTAAAACTTCATGCCAATTTTCTTTTTGTGTAATATCAAAATTAAATAAATTTCTTTTTGGATGTAAATTCTTAAATTCTTCTTTGCTTCCAGGATTTACAAAAATATCAACAACATGAGTAGTATGTTGACACCAAGAGTTTATCCCACCTCCAACATCAATAACTTTTAAATCATCTTTGTCTTTTTTTAAAGTTTGAATATAAACATCTACAAATGTTTTGGGCTGTCTAAAATCTCTTATTACTTTTCCTATAATCATATTATAATTATACCATTATGGTAAAATTAGATTTATGGACACTCAAATCGTAATTGCTAGATATAATGAAGATATTAGTTGGCTTGACAATTATGAGAACGTAATTATATATAATAAAGGTGAAAAAATTCAAAGTAAACATCAAGTTTATGAATTACCTAATGTTGGAAGAGAAGCGCATACAATTCTGTATCATATATTTTCTAATTATGACAATTTAGCTGAAAATACTGTTTTTTTACCAGGCAATCCGTTTGATCATTTGCAGCATAGATATCATTTATCTGATCCAATGATGGTTGAATATTTTATAAGAACTCAACTTATGAAAATACCAAAAGACTTCTATATGTCTAACACATATACACCATTTCATCTTGGAGAAGTCTTTGATGGTATGTTGTCGATTGATAAAGAAACTTTTCCTATCCAATATCCTTTATCTGACACATTATCTGTAAATATGAAAATGATATGGCATGATTGGTGGAAAAAATACATAGATCCAAATAATCTAATTGATTACCACAGATGGACAAGAATTTTTTGGCACTCAATATTTTCAATTAAAAAAGAAGCAATATTATCTAATTCAAAAGATTATTATCAGTACTTATTGGAAAACTTTGAAGAAGTTTATCCTATTGAAGTTAATTATTTTGAAAGTGCTTGGAGTTATGTTTTTAATGTTATTGATAGCAATGAAATAGTAGACTTAGGGCACAATGATATTAAATAAAAAAAGAGGAGTATTTCTACTCCTCTTTTAATGTTTTCTCTGTCAATAGTTCTAATTTAAAAATAATAAGAGGAGAAAAATTCTCCCCCTATTATAATACACCAGACTATAGTTTTAAGAAACGGTTATTCTGCTGACAGCATAATCATTTATTAAGGCGAATCCTAACTCTTCGTAAACAACCCATCCAAGACGAAGTCTCTTTGGATCATCTGCAGGAAGAACAGTGATGTCTTGTCTTACTGGCATAGCGCCACAGAACTGAGCTGGTGCAAGAACGTAAACTGCGTTCTTAGGAACCATGGTTGAAACATGGATGTCTGCGGAATAAATATGTCCGTAGAGACCAGTCATAAGGATATCTCTTTGAGTTGCCTCGTCGAAGAATTCCTTACCCCAGTTTCTGATATCCTTGTAGCGTTGAGGATGAAGAACAACCTTAGCGCCAATCAACTCATGCTCTTCAATCAAGGTGAGTGCAAGGTTGATATTCTCTGGTTGGAGAGTACCGGAAACTGTGATTGCTTGGTCAGTTGGAACACCAGCATTGATAACCTTAAAGACTTCAGTATCTTCTTGTCTTTGAAGGGAATCTTTAGCTCTTACTTGTGCTCTATCGACAATATAAAATCTTCTTTGTCTGATTTCATTAAGTCTGATTTGAGGATGTGCAGCTAACTCAACTGTGGGAACGAGAAGCTCTTCAGCTTCAACCTCAGCAGCAGGAACAGCACCACGCTTAGGAATGACGTATGACTTGACAGCAACGTCTCTCTCGTATCTTGCGAGAGCACCTTGTGGAAGCTCATCAACCATCAAGAGCTTTCTACCAATTGCTTGGTACATGAGGGAGGTCTTGATTGGCTCGACCATTGCTTGTGCAAGAGCAGTACGACCCTCTGGGGTCTCGAGAGCCATTGCAATAATGTTCTCTCTTTGCTCATTTGTATTTCTTTTAATCATTGACATTTGATTATTTCTCCTTAATTATTCCTTACGAAGCGAATCCACCCATTTGGGTAAAATAGAGAAGACCGGAAGCGCTGTCGTAGGAGTCAACCTTGCCAACGATGATTCCGTCAGTACCGATAGCACCTGGATCTAATAAGACAAGCTTACCAGCGTTTGCAGAAGTTGCAGCAACGGTCAAGAGGTCACCAACTGCAGGTGCCCATGTGCCACCATCAGTTGTAACAGTAGAAGATGCAATAGCTGCAAATCTGTCTGTAATAAATTGACCACCTGGGGAGTTGAAAACTCCAACACCTCTTCTAGGACCTTCATATCCAGAAGAACCTGCAGTTGGGTTAGTAACGCCATTGACGTTTTCTGCAAGGAAGTCACCGATTGCTCTCTTGGAAACAACATAGAAACCATTGTTACCAGTTTGAACAACGTTGCTCGAGTCAACATAGTTAGCACCAACTGGATCAGCAAGGATCATAGTATTGCCAGTTCTTGCTGTATCATCAGCTGAAAAACCAACGAATCTACCTGTTTGTTGAGCAAGAGTACTAAAACCGTTACCAGCTCTGTTAGCAACAGCTACAGTTCCATCGGTTTGAAGGAAAAGAGCATCACCTGCAAGCCATGAACCGGAAGCAGCTGTGTTGTAGTTTGCGACAATTGAACTGTTTAAAGCACGAATAGCCATTTTATTTATTCTCCTAAAAATTGTTGTGAGGAAACTAATCCTCGATTATTGGCATTGTCCAAGTACCCTTAAGAGCACCTTGGATGTCAAGAGCTGCACTGTTGTTGGTGGTTTGTCCACCACTAAATGCAGGAGATGTAGAAACACCTAAGTTTGAAGCAGTTCTGACACTACCCATTCTTTCAGCAGCAGCAGCTGCTACTCTCTCAGTTGCAGTTTGAGCAGACTTGAGCAAAAGCTTTGTTTGTCTGATCATTGAATCTGCCTTGAGATTGTCGTTGAGCATTTGCTCAGCGTACGAATCAACTTCTTCAGAGTTGATAACACCAGCAAGAGCTAATTTAGAAGCACAACTAAATGCTGTCTTAATTCTAGCTGTATCGATGGATGATACTTGAATATTTTGTTTTGCTTTTTGAGTAACAGTGTCCAAATCTCTTACTTTATTTGCAACTTCAAAAGCATCACCAGCAGTTTGAGTAGGTGGTGCCATGCTTCCTGGAGCTCCTGAGACACCAGCTTCTGCAGTTTCATCATCATCTGTTTCGCCATGTTTATGATCATCATCCATCATAGCTTCATCATCATTGTCCATGTAAGCAACTCTAGTAGGACACTTTGAGTTTGCACAGACTGTGTTATCATCTTCCATTTCTTCTTCAGTCATTGCCATTCTTGTACCGCAAGAAGTGCATTCAACTGAATGTTTATTGGAAGTTCTTACTGTTGTTTTGTGTGGCATAGATGGCATTTGTGAAGGATAACTTACAATGTCATCTTGAGCGCCTTCAGATGGGTTCTCGACATGTTTCCAATCGACAACATACTCAAGAGTACCATCTTCCGAACCTTCAAACTTACTAGGTTTGGTAACATCTGGGAATTGTAAAGAACCTGGGTTTTTTGTTGGAACTTTTTGTTCTGCCCAAGTTGGATTATCACCCTTTAAAGAGTTACTTCCACTATTTTCCATTTCAAATTGTGGATAATCAACTTCACCTGGCATATTAGCCATTTCGTTGTTATACTTAAATCCGGCTGACGCTGCAGGGTACACTTCTTCTTCGGAAGCGATCTTCTTGAGGATCTCTTCTCTTTCAGCTCTTCTGAGAAGAGCATCTCTCTGTGCCTTGCGCTCAGCTAATGCTTGTTTTGTCATTTTTCTAACCTCATTGCTGTTTTTATGCATATAAGTAACTTCATCATTTGACATTTCTTCATCATCCATGTCATCATCGGACATATCATCGTCTGATACATCGTCATCATCCATGTCGTCTTCCATGTCATCTGACATATCTTCTCCGCCTAGGAGATTATCAAGCGCTTTTTGCACAGCTTGCTGCGCTGCGTCAACCATGTCAGCGGGAACTTCAATTTCAATAGTGGCGACATCATCACTTTCTTCTACTTCGTCATTGTCATCGGTTTCATCGTCATTGTCATCATTTGAATCATCATCACTCTCAAAGTGGTGAAATTCTAAATCATCTTCATTATCATCAGAACTATCATCTGCGAAGTCAACAGTCTCTTTGCCATCTTCAAGATCAAGATTGCTCATATCAAGACCAGCTACTTTAGCAATGTTTGGAAGATATTTTGCTCTAATCGCATGCGCTACTACAAATGATTCACTTTCATCTAAAGATGCAGTTCTAGTCATATCAGAAGCACAGTTAACAAGATCTTCTTTATCAGTTGCATTAAGTTCAGCTAATCTCATTGCAGCTAATCTGCTTTGATTCTTAGCAATGTTCGAATTTTTATTCATTTTCTTTGCTGCTTCCCTTAATAAAAATTGTTCTTTTATCAAAGTCTAATTTATAAGATTATTTATAAACGTTTTTTGTATTCTATATATAGAGGTTTTACACCTTTTTCAAAACATGAGGGGAACGTAAATTCCCCTCATGTTTTGAAGTATTAATCAATCCAAATAATGCTTACATCAAGCTTGGATGGATTTTTAGAAGATGTTCTGATAGTAGTCTTGCTGTAATTTCCGCAAGCATGGCAAAATGAGTTATTTCTAACCTTATTTACATTTCTATCACCGCATGAAGGGCAAACCATTCCAATAGGTAACATCTTCTCATTAAGCCTATTAAAATCAGGCATTGCTGTTCTAAGATAGATGTCTGCATCAACAGTAGAAGACATCTTAATCATAGTTTTGATATTTGAAGCAGTTGTAGGTGCAGTAGCAGCTCCTAAACCTTGATCGCCCATTATATCACCAGCAGGAGCACTAATAGCTGGTGTAGCACCAGCGTCTGGTCCGTCAGTACTTTCTTGTCCTGCACCACCTGTTCCATCAGTGTCTAACTTGAGCATCATCTCAATAGTCCACCCGGAACCACACTCGTTACAGGAACCCTTACTGTCTGCTACATCAACATTATCTGATCCACAAACTGGACATACCGAACCCCATGGTTTTTTGTTTTTACTGCCAGTTTCTGAAACACCATCTAAATCTGGGGATGCATTCATTTCATCAGCACCACCCGTCATAGCAGATAATCCTAAATCACCACCAGCAGCAGGAGCAGCACCCATTGAAGGATCAACCAAACCAGCTGGAGGTCCCTGTGGAGCTGGAGCACCCATACCACCACCCATACCAGCACCCATTCCAGCACCCATTCCAGGTCCCATAGCGTATTTCTTGAGGACTTGTTCTCTTCTGATTTTTCTAGCCATTCTTGCTCCTTCTGTCATAAGAACAGGAGCTTCTTCTAGACTAGGTCCTTCAACAATGTCACCCATCATCTCAGGATTTTCTGTCATCTCTTCATCGACTTTAAAAGATTTGCTTACAGAAGTTGAAACAGTCGCAGTGATATCTCCATTTTGACTAACATTCAAGTCTGTAAATGAAAAAGTACCAGGGTCAACAGTAAAACCATGTTGTTGTAAAACTTCGATAGCTTTTTGTTTGAACGCATCTTCAAAACTATCATCGCTAGGATTTACACCACCAAGATCATCTTTTGTACAAACAAATCTTAAGCACTCAGTCTTGTTTTGTGTAACAGACATAGCAGCTGTTCTTTCTGCATTTTGCTTTACTGTTATGGCTTTAGAAATAAGTTTTTCTGCTACACTGTAATCTTCGCATAATCTCTTAGCAGCTAATGCAATTTTCTTTGAACTAATGTCAAAGTTAGTAGAGTAATCAGCAAGCCAACCAATGATATTACCTTCAATATTTTTGGTAGATGCAGTTTTGATACCCCAGAACTCTCTTCTGTTTCTTTCTCTCAATCTTGCTTCAGTAGATGTTGGAGTTTTAGCTCTGTCAATAGAAGCAATTAAGATTTTTCCATCAATGTTTTCTACTGCTGCAACAACTTCTTCAGGAGTAACTTGTTGCTCACTTGCAGACATTGCTAATCCAGAAATTACTGATCTAAGGTCGCTGCTTGAAATCAAAGTATCACTTGGATCAACAGCAGTCTTGAGTGCAGTTCTTAATTCTTCTGATCTTGAAGGTGATGCAGAAACTAACATATCTTCAGCGGAAGCAGTATTAGCTTCTAACATGATAGATGCTAATCTTTCCACACCTTCTCTGGTGATATCACTTTCTTCAATAGCAACAGAAAGGGCATCAGCTAAATTTGAAGCAGTAATATCGACAGTTACTTCTGAACCAAGTTGTCTCAATACAGCAGCTACAGGATGTTGAGCTGATTTACTGACCTTAAAAAAGTTTGAATCTTTATTGTAACAAGCTGCAGCTCCAGCACCAATCATCTCAGCTAAATTCTTTTCAGATGATAAAATCTTTGCAAATCTAAGAATTTGATTTGGGTGTTCTTTAGCAGAAACAACTGCTTTAGCAAGAGCACTGATGGTTGCTGTCATAACTTCATGTGCAGCAGCTTTTCCGTCAACTCTACAAACTGCAAGTTGCTTTTCAAGAACTTCAGTAGGACAACCCTTAACAACTTCATTAACTAATTCTGAAAGACCCTTAGTTACATCAGCATCATTATTTTTTCTTGAATACAAACCAGCTCTTTCAAGGAGAACATCATTTTGTTCTTCTTGTTCGCCAGTTCTCTTAGTTTCTAATTCTTCGTTTCTAGTTTTTGAAGTCTCACCTTTGTGATGTGCTCTTAAGCTATCACCCAAAGATTTACTATCATAGCCTTCACCAGATCTAACTTCATCAAGTGATTCTTCTCTTACACCATCTCTGTGTTTTACATCCAATAAGGCGGTTTTGACAAAAGATGAGTATTCTTTGAGTAACTCTGCAGCCACTCTGGTTCCTTGACCGTTTTCCATCAAGTGAATTTGACTTTCGTTAAGAATTGGATCCCAACCAGTTTTTTTGCCATTTGTGTAACCTGTAATAGATCCATCAGTAGAAAGAACAATTCTGTTACCTGCATTATCCTCGACCTTAAAGTCAATGGTTACTGCAGCAGCAATCTTCTTTCTTTGTTCTGATGCGATCTTTGCAAAATGATCCATTTGATTTCTGCCTCCCGCCCCATTAGGCGTGTTTGTTTTTGTGTTTTTATTTCTTTCATTAGCAACTCTAATGACTTTATCAATGCTATTTTGAATTTGTTCTGAACCAACTAAAGTATTTTTAAAGTCTAGTAAATTTTCAGTAAAATTCAAAACATTGCTTTTTCTACTAGTATTTGTACTAGCAAAAACTTCTCTTCTATCATCTTTAGATGCCCATACAAAATGAACATTTGAAGATGCTAGAGCAACTCCACTTCCAACAGCGTTATTAGGATTAGCTAATTCCATAATTCTTCCAACACTATCTGTTGGAGAATAATTTGCAAATCCTACATTTTTCATTCCAGCAGCTGGTTGAGTTTGTTGTGCGGGTTGTTGAGATTGTGGGCCAGTTGGTTGATTGATAGGCTGTGGTGATTGTCCACTCCCAACATCAATACCTTCGTCAATCATGTCCTGCATAGTTCCTTGCAAGTCAGCCATAGATTTTGTGATTTTTCCTACATGCGAAAGATCAACATTATCTTTTCTCGCAAACATGTTCATGACTGCAACTTCAAGGAAATTGAGTGACAAATTAATCATGTCAAGGATATTAAGACCAGCTCTGGCATCAATACCAAGAGCTTGTAAAACTGCACCAACTGTAGAGTTTTGATTTGCTCCAGGACCTGCTAAAAGTGGACCACCAACTAGCGTTCCTGCTTGTTGAGCTAATCTAACTGCTGTGTATGCAGTGGATTGAGCAACTCTTAAACAATTTTCATATTCATTTCTGATATTTGGTTCAGATGGAGCACCTTGGTGAGCTAAAATTATATTTGCAGAAATTTCATTTGCTTTCTTCTCAATATTAGAAGCAGCATCTAGCACGTCATCAACGTCATAAATTTCTTGTATTTCACAAGCTTCAAAAGCACCATCACCTACACAAGAAAGCTCTATGAACTTAACACCATAGTTTTTCTCATATGCTTTTTTGCCATTGTCAGGAAATGTCTTACCTTTATATTTTTTGAGATGTTCGCAATAATCTTTCTCTGTGTAAGCTTTATTATTACAAATTGAACACACACCCCATTCAACACTTGCACCCATTGAAACATCGTGAATAACACCTGTTCTGATGTTTCTAGCTATATCTGGATATGCTTCCTCATCTACAAAAAAGGTACAATAAACACAGTTTTCTTTTTCGTCCCATTCAGCATAAACAACCATACCTTTAGCTTGTTCGATATCGTCATTCTTGTGGTTGGTGTATATTGGAACGCCTTCAAAAGTCTTGTATGTTGGAATTTTTTGACCTTTGATTTCTTGCTCTTTCAGCAATTCTTCTTTGGAAAACAAGTCACCATTAGCATTAACTACATCTGCGTCAATAGCTCTAGCTCTTACCCATAAAAGTTTTGCACCTTTACGAGCTTGCATCTCTTTCACAATGTCAAAATCTTTGTATTTTTCAAGTACTTCTTTAGGATCTGCATATAGTGATTGCAAGCCAATTTTTGCTGCTTCTTTCATGTTAACAGAAGCAGTTTTTATAATGTGGTCTCTTGCTATATTTCGGTCATTTTCACTGAGAAAACTATCAAATGTGATAGCTCCTCCTTTTGCAACCTTGTACATATATATTATCCTTAGAGTTAAAGTTACTAATTGTTTCTGTTCTATTTAAAAGCTGTATAGTCCTTTAAAATTCTAAACCCGTCGATTTCGACGGGTTTATTGTACATACAATACACCTATTTACATTATAAGTATTCTTCACCTGAATCCGAAACTCCTGATCTTCGCTTAATAGCTTTAACTAAGACACCTAAGCAATCTTGTGGGTGATCTTGAAGTTCCTTATCTGTAAATCTAATTATAATCCAACCACTTGAAGCCAATTCAGAATCTCTTCTCTTATCCTTGGAAATTTTTTCTTGGTTGTTATGCCAAATCTCACCGTCAGCTTCAATACCAATCTTGAGATGAGGTATAGCTGCATCAAGTTGGTAGTCAAAAGTTGGTCCAGCAGAATATTGTGCATAAAGTGGATATGGCATATTCACAGACATAACTAATGAGTAAAGTTTCTTCTCAAGGTTTGTGAACATTTTTGATTGAGGTCTTTCAGCTTTTTTAGCAACGACAGTCCTCACATATTCATTTTCACTTGATAAAGCAAGTCTTAATTCTTCTTGTGCTTCAAAATTCATAGGTAATGAATTTTGACCACCAAATAATGGTGTTCTCAAGACTCCGTATAAACCATCATATTCTTCTGCAAGAGGTCCTAAAAATGCTCTTCCAGTCACAGGTTGCATTGATTGTAAGAAACCTTCATGAGCTGCAGACTTAATTCTTTTAGAAGCTATTCTAGTGTTATCTTTAGAAATTTTTTCTTCAATTCTCTCTTTGTATATTTCATTAGATATTGAAGAAGCTAACTTGTACATCTTGTTTCTTTCAGCAGCAGTTGGTGCTGGAGGAGAACCTCCAGGAGGAGCTCCAGCAGGAGAAGCACCCATGTCAGGTGGCATTGGAGGAGCCATTCCTCCTAAACCAGCGTCACCACCAGTAAATCCTTGACCAGTGACAGGTCCGCTAGAAAAGTTTAGTGAAAAATTTGGATTTCCAAAATTCTGATCATTGATAAAATTCGCACCCTGTTCAAATCTAAGCCTTTCAATTTCTTGATCAGAATCAAAACCAAAAGCTTCTATAAGTGAAACATTTGAAATAACACCATTTTGATTTGCAGTAACGAGCATTTGCAATTTACCAGTGTCATCTCTGAGTTGAAGATCATCGAATTTAATTTTTGGATAAACTAATTCGTCTTGTCCTCTTTCTCCCTCAACTACAAAACCATTCCATTCTGCTACTAGTTTGAAAATATTATTTTCTATCCAGTGAGCTATTTCTCTTCTGAATGTTTCTAATCTTTGAGCCATAGCAAGAAGACCAACTTGAGCATTACCGTAAGTTGGACCCTCACCATTAAGAAGAGCCTTATTAAGCATAACACCATCTAAAATTTCTTGTTCAATTAGTTCAAACTCACCAGTAAGAGGATGAATTTTACCTGTTGCTCCATACCATTCCATATCAAAGTTATGGTGAGTAACAAGCGTTAAGTTTGGATCATTTGCAATAGATGCTAATTCATCTTGAACATTGTCAATATCTTCTTGAGATGCTGGTCTTACATCACTACCGATCTTAACAACTTTGATTGGAAGTATTAAACGGTCAGCAATCATAAACTGTGCCTGACGAAGTTTATCTTTGTATGTCAAAATTGGGAACAATGGTCTGATCATAGAAACTCCATAATCTTCCCATGAGTTCGAACCATATTTAAAATGATAAATTGAAATTGGGCTTAGTTTGATAGGCTCATTCCTCATAATCATTTTTTTAACTTCATTAGGAATCATATTGTAAATTTCTTTTGGATGTCTTTCATTTACAACACGAACTTCTTCTGCTGACGGTCTATAAGCATAAGTTCCAGGAGTATCAATCATTCCAGATGATTTTATTACATTATCTGGATTTAAAATAGTAATAGATTTCCATGTAGCTCCATCATGACTACACTCTTCATTCTTCTTTTCATCCCAGTTAGTACCATGACAATGTGCACAATCAATAGAAAGAAGAGGAAAACAGTCACCTAATAAGTGATATGTTTTAGAAATTTCAGGAAGCCATTTTTGAAAATTAAGATTTTCAACTAATTTTTCAAAATAGTCTTTTACATATGCCGAAGAGCATTCTAATTTCCAACCAGAAAATGGATAGTTGGTGTAAAAATTGATAGCTGCAGCAACTTTAGGCTCATTGTTTCTCCACCAGTTTGCCCAGAGATATACTTCTCGTCTGGCATTTGGAATTTGAAATGAAGATGGAGTAAGAAAAGGTGAGTAAAAGTTTGGTGCAGTTGTAATTGTATTTACACCCGCAGTTCTTACAGATGGGCCTAAACCCAATCCTATTCTACTGTTTGCGTAACTTCTTTTTACATCATCCCCACTACTTGATTTTGACCCTTCACCTGTTACTTGATGTGCTGAAGTTCTAATAGCGGAGGCAAGAGAAATTTTATTTGCCATGTGATATATTATACCCAGGTTTGATTCGAGGGAACATTTTGCCAAAACATAGGAGCTCCCTTACCTGATTTTGCTCTGGTGTATCCTTCACCATTATAAAAAAATTGGGAGCCACTGCCTCTTTCTTTTGTAGACATATTAACATCCACATCGTCTTCATCTCTAATTTGAGCTAATTGACCCTCTAAATTTTCAGATGGCTCAGTAGAATACTCTTCAATATTGTCCGATGAATTATTTACAATAGAAACTTTTTTAGGGTTCAGTACTTGCAAGGTTTCTGGAGCTAGCACAAAGATTTGATCATCATTTTGCTGCATAGCTCCTCCTCCAAAACTTGCTTTGACGACTCTATACCACATATTAATCTTCTCTAAGTTCTTCTAGAGAATAATCAAGCCCTAATTCGTGAGCAAAATTTTTCAAATCATCATCTGAATATTGATGCCCCCAATCTTCTTTACTGTCTGAAAGGAGTTGTTCTATAGTTTTATCAGTATATTTCTTATTAGTTCTTTTGGACTCTAACTGTTCATCTCTGAGAATATCAATAACATTTTTCTTTCTATTGTCATCAAGAATCTGCTCTTGATTTTTTTCAACTTTGCTTGCTGCTTTATTGAGATGTTGAGAGACTGACATATCATCACCATCTCCAGCATTTTTGTTGATTTCTTCAATAATGTGTAAAGGATTAGATTTCTTATTCAAAAGTTGTTCTGCATAAGATTCTTCCATTTCACCACGATGACCCATCATTCCAGCATCTTCTAAAAGATCTTCCCTTACATGTTCAGTATCAGAAGAATCATTATTTAGTTTTCTTAAAAGTTCTTCTAAGTAAGAAGTTCCTTTTTGATCTTTTCTTTCTGGAGCGAGTTGATCATTAATTACTTTAGTATGATCAGACTGTGCTTGTTTAGGTCTTTTGACTGGTTTATCATCTTGTTGATGACCCCATTTGGTAGCTTTGTTGTCAGATAATTGTGTCTCAATTGAATCTTCATAATTAGATTTATTTCTAACTTTGTTTGCACCTTGAGTGCTTTGTTCGAATCTAGCTTCATAACCGATTTCACCTTCGGTTAATTTCTTAGATCTTTCACCTTCTTTTAATTCAAGAGCATTAGCTTCGTTATCTGGATGAATATGAACATCAAGTCTTGCCATAACTTCATCGTTAGTTTGGAATGCAACTTTCAACCAATCTTGATATCCACAACTAACCACTCCATCTTTGTCTAATCTGCTATCAATGCAGTTATTTACGCACTTTGAAATCTCCATAGGTACAGGAGATTTATAACCTTGGAATTTTCCTTTCGGGCAAAGTAGAAAAGGTTCATTAGTTTGAGTAGATAAAGTAGTATAGGCAACTCTTCTATTTTCTTTAGGGGTAATGTAAGAATAGCAATCATGAATATATTTTGCTACTTTGTTAATTTTTTGTTCATCACCAGAAAGCACATATTTTCTAGCTGTTTTCAAAGAAGCAATCTTGATATTCTGATCAGCAAAATTCATTAAATTGTCAATGCTTTTCAATGCTTCAAGTTGCCAATGTCCAGATGATTTATCATGATTCTTATATGCTAATCTTTCAAATTTTGCAGCAGTATTATTTTTGTCAATAAAATTTTGCAAAGCCATATAAGAATATCTTAGGACATTTCTTTGACTTGCTGTTTTGATAGCAATGAATCTATTTTGAAGATTTGCTAATTTAGTAATTCTTTCTTCAGGGGAACACTTAAGAATTTTTCCTAAATTTTCAGGACCACCAGAATTCATAAAATCAATGACAATAGGATGTTTCATATCAAAATTTGAACGATCCATATCTTCTAATGGATTGGATACAAATGAATGTTTACCTTTTGCATCTTTTAAAAGGTCTGCGATAACGTCAACTATACTATCTCCACCTAAAACATTTTTAATATCTTTAGTGTCATGACTAGTATAATTTGTTTCGATTTTGTATCCGTTTTCCATATTAATTGCCTAATCCCAACATTGATAGTTCTTCTTTGTCAAACCCTCTATCTACCAATGCACTTTTGATTTGTTTAAGTTCTTCAGTAACACCCTTTTTGCTTACAGGGTCTTTAAAATCACCTTGTTTGGTGTTTTTACTATAATCTTGTAAATCTAAAAGATAACATACTCTAGCTACAAGTTCACCTGTTGATCTTTTCATAAAGTCAGGTTTTCTGTCATAATCTAGAGCTGCAGTTTTTGTGCTTTTACCTTTAGATGCTAAATCTTTTAATTGTTCTACTGTTTTCTTTACCTGTTCGTTTTTTTCTTGTAATTCTTCAAGATCAACACTTTCAGCAGTTTTTTCATTGTCGTCTTTTTTGGTTTTTTGCTTTCTGTTGTAATCTTGAACAATTTCAACTGCTTTTTGAATCATTGGTTTTTCCCAATAATTAAGTTTTGCAATAGTTCTTACAATGTCACTTTTTTCAACACCATGATCAAGCAATTTACCAACTTTACCCATCAAAACACGAAATGGATTGCCTCTAGTTTTCTTTTTCTTCTGTTGTACTTTTTGTGATTGTCTGAAATTGTACACTGCTTTGACCTCTGCTAAAAATTCTCTTTCTATTTTCTCAGCATATTCAATATGATTTGGATCATACTCTCCGGTTTGTGGATCTTTTGTTTTTTTCTTAGGATCACTTGCCATTTGAGTAGTATCAGATAAATGATAAAGTTTTCTTTGCAAATCCTTACTTTGAACACCATCAGCAAGAGTGGTGATTTTGTCAGTCAAATTTTGAGGATTATTGCTTGACTTTACTTCTTCAAGCAATTTCTTTGCATCCTTTTTGCTAACTCCATCATCTTCATTTCCTGTAAGAGGAATATTACTTGGACCACCTGGGGCTGATGCTGCTGGCATTTCAAAATTGGAATATTTTTTCATTAGTCTATATCAAAATCTAAATCAATATTTTTATAAATATCTGAAACTTTTTGTGCTCTGTTTTGAGATTTTGTCTCAAAATCATCTGCAATATTTTTCTTAATTGCTAATCTTGATTCTCTAGATTTGTTTTGCATAGCTACTCTTTGAGCTTCTCTTGCATCTAAAGCTTCTGGATCAATCATGCCAAAATGCGATGTATGCTCTAAATCATTAGAAGTTCTGAGAATATTGTGTGCTCTATTGTTTACAACTTGCGATTTTCTCAAGTTGTTCATCTGCTTTTCTTCCCAGCTTTGATGTCTAGATGCTTGAGCTTCTCTTCTTTTCTGTATTTCAACAACTGATTGCTCACTGTTGGAAGATTGACTATTTAGGAATTCTTCAGAAATTGCAATCATATCAGGGCTAAAAATGGTTGCGGAGCCTCTAAGCATACAATCCATATATTCATCAGCTGAATATGCTTTTAAACCACTAGTAGTAGTTCTTGCATTAGTACCTTCATCGGTTCCATAATCAGCTCTTTTTATAGCACTTAATTCTTGAGAAAGAATTCTGTCTGCAATGCTTTCACCCCTGTAGTCTTGGTACATTGAAGCTCCAGAAATTTTTTCCCAGGATTTTTCGAAATTAGAAGCTTCTTTCTTTAAACCAATTGTTTCTTTTGAGATTTTAAATTGATTGTCTGCAGAGTTTTTTCTTAACTCGGCGTAAGGATCTTCTTCGATATTAACTTGAGATCCAACAAATCTCTTTTCAATGAAACTTGGGATATTTTCTGTTTCGTTTACTTTCTTAAATCTACTCATATTTTTATCCTGGTATTACTCTAAGATTTGTCCCAGGAGTAAACTCCTGGGACAATAATTCTTGAGGAATTATTTATCGTATTTTTTTGTAAAGAGTGCATCGATCCACTCTTGGTCACCGTAACCTAACTCATTCTTCCAGTAATCAACTAATCTGGAATAGTCAGAATCAGTAAGGGTTGCAACTTTAATCATTGAAGAAACAGCTGCTTTCTTGACATTCCCATTAAGTTCAGAAGCCATTACATTCTTGATTTCTTTCAAACCATTAGATGCAATAGTTTCATTACCTAACATAGCGTCAATGTATTCTTGTGGAAAACCTTCAGCTAATGCTTTTGCTGCAAATGCTTGCTTTGCTGAACTTGACAATTGGTTTGCTTTCTTCATTGCGTTGTCAGTTTTTGCATATCCTGCTTCTTTACTAGCAGAACAATTACAACTGTCACCAGCATAATTTTTGCCACAGCTTTCGCATTTCTTGTTCATTGCTTTTTTGCTAGCAGAACAATCACAGCTGTCACCAGCATATTTTTTGCCACAGCTTTTACATTCCTTATTCATTGCTTCAGCTTTTTCAGCAATCTTGATAAGTTGTTCTCTGTATGCTTTTCTTTGTGCAAGTTTAACATTTTTTTCATTCTGAGTATTAATTTCAGATTGAATTTTTCCAGCAAGTCTTACTCTTCTTTCGTGTCTTGCAGCTAAAATGGTATTTGCTAATGCTTTATCACCAGATGCTAAAGCAGCTTCAACAGCTTCAGCACTCAATTGTGAAGGATGGTTAAAAACGACAGAAGCTTTTCTTGTTTTTGATTTAGGACTTTTTCTGACCATATCTTCATGATCATCATCTTCATCACACTCACATTCTGCTTTACCACAATCTGAGCAAACATCTTCTTCTTCATCCATATCATCAGCAGCATCTTGTTTTTTCTCAACATGCTTTCTTAATTGTTTAGGAACGTCAGAAAGATTTTTAGTATCTTCTTTTGATGGTTTTTTCTTATCGCCAAGTTCTTGAAGCATCTTTTTGGTTTCATCATCCATTTTTTTAGGTGCTTTTGCTTTGGCTAATCTTTCATTAAAGTTGTCCCAGTCAATACCTTGAAAAACAAGGTCAGAATCAAGAGCTTCTTCTTGAATTCTGTTTGGGAAAATTCTATCTGCCATAATTGTTTTTTCTCCTCAAGAAAGAATACATTAGTGATTTCTTATTGAAAAACAAGAAATCCTGTATGTATTTATTTAGTTTCTTTATCTAAAATAAGCTTTTTTCCCTTTAAAATCAGCTTATCTCCAATTCCAATATTATTATTTTTGAATGTACCTTGATTTGCTTCTACAACAAATTGAACATTATTTGATTTTGGAACACATGATTTTTCACTATGAGCGTCCATGTCTTTGATATCTAAAATTTCATAATCTTTATCTAAAAAAGCTAAAGATAAACTAAAATCTACATTTTTATTCCAAAATGAATAATTGTCGGGATAATCAAAAGTAAAAAATACAACTTCGTCTTCACCTAAAGGTTTTGCAAACATCAAGCCTTTAGATCTCTTTTTGTCACTGTCTGCTATAAATCTAATGTTGAACTCTGAACTAGGTTCATCAAGATTCAGTCAGCCAGCAACTTTTTTAAATCTCGAAGAACTAGCTTTTACGCTTCTTGCTTCTTCAAGATCAAATCTATCTTTTGTTCTGCCTTTTCTAAATTCATTTACATTATTTGTACTAAGATAATGATCTCTTAGTGCTAATCTAGCTTTTTCAGTTAACTCTACAGATCTTCCATAACCTGTAACTAATCCTGCAGTCTTTAAAGCAAAAAGATCGTTATCTGTAATGTTTGTTGGTACTGAACAAAATTTTGAATCTTTATTTAATGCCATTTGACTCGCAGCAGTAACTAACTCATCTGTATTAGCATCAATAGTTCTAAGCATTTCAATATACGAAGTACTGATTTTTGCTGCTTCTCTATTGATAGTTGGTGTAATACCCATAAGTTGAATTTGAATATCTGATAATCCAAGACCCTCCATAGAAGGACCATCGAAAAGTTCAGCATGCAAATCTAACGAATGAACTGGTTTAATTGGTATTGGCATAATTTTCTCCTAAATAATTCTATTACTTGGCAATCTTCTAACTGCCGCATCTTCATCATCTCTATTTTCGTATTCAAATCTTTCCAAAAATGTTGGATTATTGATTGCAGAAACGCCTAAAGTGTCTGGAATAATTACTTTAGCTCCAGAGCCATCAACTTGATCTGGGTGATTTTGTGCTTCTATTGAATTCATTTCATCTGCAGAAACATTTTGTCCATGTCCTTCTGGTTCTAGTTTTCTTGGATTAACCCAACCCGAAGAAGTAGGCTCCCCTTGTCTGCCTTTGTCAAGTTCATCTACTTCATCTTCAAATCGCTCATCCCATTCAACTTGATGAGTGAGCATATCTGTAACATTAGCACCACCGCCACCAGCTCCATACTGCGCAATTTTTGAAAATATTTTGTCGGACAATGCATACTTTTTACTAGCATCTAAATAACTGCAGATGTTTATAATTTTTATAATATTCATCAGACCGAATGTCCTAAATTTCCAAAGAATGCAGAGCCAGGATAAATACTTTCTGTGGCTGTTTTTTCTCCATCAGCATCAATAAAATCACGATAAGTAGTAGGCATTTTATTTTTGTGCATTTTTTGCTCAGTTGTCATATTTGGATCATTAGCGTTTGGATACTGACCCCCAGGAGCTGGTTTATTTTCTAATTGAGCAGGACTGATATTAGCTTTGCCATCAGGATTAGGGTAGTCTTGTATAGCAGGTTCATTATATTTAGATGATGTTCCATCTCTATTTGAACTAGCTGAATTGTCTAAATATTTATTTAAGCCTTGAAAACCATCATCTCCATCCAACGTAACATATGACATTTCTGGGATTTGTTTAAATCTTTGATCGAATTTTCTTTGTTCACCAGGTACAGGATCAGTTACTTCAGATCCAAAAAGGCCTATAGCATAATCTTCTTTATCATTATTGGCAACTTGAAAAGCAATACGAATTAGTTGTTCTTCGGTTAAAGCAAAGTGAGATCTTGATGGTTGATCTGGATCTTGATATTCTTCTCTTGGATATTTCGTGTCTGTGTTATATTTATGCCTTGCTTCTAAACTTTGTTCCATTGTTTGCAAGTGTTTTTTGTCTGTCTTAAGATTTTCTTTGATGTAGCCAGGAGAGTTTTTTATAAGACTATCAGCTTCTTTTTCTAAATTTAGTTTATAATTGTGCAATATAGATCTGTATTTGGCTTGTAATCTTTCAAGTGGGGTAAGCTCATAGTTTATAAAACCCATTTCAACATTTTGCTTGTGAAACATTGTAAGTTTTGTTTCAATGTTGTCATCGTTATATTCGTTGTCTTGATGTGTTCTACTAAGAATTTTTTCAAAGTTGTCATCTTCATTGATGTACATGTTGACAGCACTATTTTGCCCCTGACTTTTACCAGCACCCATAGGTTTGCTGCCAGGAGTAAACGGTGAAGGTGTACCTCCGCCTCCAACGCCACCAAATTGAGCTGTTCTTACATTCTTTGACATAATGATTTTTTCTTATTAAAAAACTCAATAACCTTTAAAATTATCTTCTGTTTAAATTAACCATTTTGGATCTTGGTAATCTTTTCATAATTTTATTTGTTAAACATTCATAAGCAACAGCAGCTACAGCATCACATATATCATCTTTATATCCAGACAATGCTTCTATGTAGTATCTTTTGCCTTTCCATTTCTTTTGTAAAAATAAAAATTGTATTTTTGCTTCTTGAATTTCATTCAAAGAGACAAGTTTGTTATCATAATCAAAATATGTCCCTCCAGATAAATCATAAATATCAACACGGTCATCTCTAACAAGTTGAGATAATTCTGTGTAAATCCTTTCTTTGTACTCTTTATTGAATTGTCTTTCTACAATAGGAACACCATGCGACTGCAATTTGATAAGAGATGATTGTGAATTCCATTGGTCGATTGAAACTTGTTTAAATCTAAATTTTCTGTGTAAATCTATAACATATTCCTCAACATCTTTTTCTTTTACTGGTTGATTTTTTGTCATAGGATTCCAATAATGAATGTGATCAATAACAACTCTTTTCAGAGGTTTGAAATCAGGACCTACAGTGCCATACATATTTTCGGTATGAGCTACCACAAGTGCATAATAATCTGAGGTTCTTGCAGGATCTAAATGGCAGAAATAATCAAAAAATCCAGAAGCAAATTCTTTTCTTTTGACCATAGACATACTCTTGAACATTCTGTCAATGTCGTCTTGTACAAACATAGGATCTGAGGATGATGCACCAAATTCCGCACCATATTGCATTTGATATTCAACTGGATTTTTTCTTTTTTGATCATCTAACCAGGCTTTATCAATATTTGGATTTGTTAGCCAAGTTGGAAGTTTCATCACAAGAGTGTTTTGATCTTCTAATCTATTTTCATGTAAGTCATATAAAAGACCAATAGGTCCTTTAGGGTTAGAAAGAAGCATCATCTTTCCATCTTTACCAAAAGTTGCAAGAGATGGCTTTAGATCATCATAAAGAGCATAGTCAACACCAGAATCAGGATTATCTCCTGCCATAGCTGCAACTTCGTCCATAATGATTGTCCAACAAGTTAGACCAACAAGACCAGATGCATTACTAGAACCACATCTAAGAACTAAACTACCTGAAAATTGATTAAGACTTTGCTCAGACCTTCTTTCATTTTCTTTTCTGTCATGTTCAGTGTAAAACCGCATTTCTAATTCTGTATCTTTACCAATATAAGGAGCAAAGAATGGAGAAGCAAGAACTGTTTGTTTAATTTTAGAGAAGATTGCCTTTTTAGCTTGCTCTTCATTTCTAGCAACATTAAGTAAAACTATTTCATCAAATTCCATCAATCCGTATCTAGATTGCGGATGTCCCATGGCAATTAATCTATATAGTTCGTAAAGTGCCATTACAGACACTAAAAAGGATTTTCCAGATCTTCTTCCAAGTACTAAAACAAGTTCTTGAAATTTGTATTTATTTTCACATTTATCTAAAACTTGCATTCTTAATTTTGGATCAAATTCTTCTGAATTAATTAAATCAAGTTCAGATTGAAAACAATCAATAATTGGTCTCTGTTCTAAAGTAACAACTTGTCTTTCTGAATCAGGGTTAGTAGCTTCATCTTTTGCAGCTTGATATCTTGATTTCTTTATTTCGTTGTCTTGTCTTTTGCATTGTAAGCAAGGAGAGTTAACAATACTGAATGTTGTTTTAAATTGCTTACCTTCTTTATAATTTTTGTGAAAAACTTTTTCATTATCATGAATATATTTCCAAACACATCCATCACAGTCAGTTTCATTTACTGTGTCCTCAATTTTAAGGTTTGTATTGCCTTCTTGTCCCATATAAAAACACTTAAGAATAAGTTTTTGCCATGGATAAGGTCTTAAATTACAAAAATAAGGATGTTCTATAAATGTAACAATATCAACAATTTGATCTGGATTAAATCTTGTTTTTTCTGGAAGTGAAGGAGGAGCGACTTCTGCTCTAGTTGATGGTAGAATTTCATCCAAAAACTCTGAAGCATATCCTGAATCTTTTAAAAAATCAGTAACAGAATTTGCTTGCTGTAATAATTGGTTTTTTAAATCAAGCTGAGATTGCTTCGCCGTATTTGGTTTTCTCATTAATTATCTTTCTGAATTTTCACTCTTAATATTTGAATTTCTTCTCTGATTCTTCTTTTATCAGTCTCAGTTTCCATTTGTTCATGAAGCTTAGCTAAAATTTCAAATATATTGATATTGTATATACCTTGATTATCTCTTGCTTCTTTAAGCATCATAATCTTGGTAATGAGCTTTTCAACCATAGCTGCTCTCTTCAGTTTCATTTCATTATTTCTGGAGCAGTCAATGCCTCTTACGTCATCAAGTTCTACGAGTAATGCGGTAAGTGCTAGTTGGTGTTCTCTAAATATCCAAGGAGCAATAAGTTCTTCTCTTTGCTCATAATTTTTAAGACCAGATATGGAAATTTTCTTGAAATCACAATGCATTTCCATGTGAGTATTAACTTGCATCCAGTTTAATTTTGCATCGTAATGTTCAGTGAAAAAAGCAATTACTGCTTGATTTTTCTTTCCTGAATCTAAATATACGTGCTCTACTAAATCTCTAAAAGCAGAAGTACAAATAACGCATCTTGGTTCTATAAATTGGGGATAAGAAATGTCAGTCATATTGTCAGGAGGAAGAGGAGCAATAGGTTGCTCACCCTCCTTTAAATCTCTAAACATTCTTGATGGTTTTTTAGGTCCATCTGTAGGGACAATTAATGCGTCTACAGTTTCTTTGGTTGGTTCCATTTTAAGTGTTATACAAAGCTAAACAAGCCGCTTAGAAAAAGCGGCTTGTTTAGCGAGAAGATATAAAACTAGTCTCTCAATGCTCTTCTTAATCTAGCATAAGGAGAAATTGTATCAGCAGCTTTGACCATAAATTCATCTGCTAATCCAAAACTTGCATAGTTGCCTTGAGTAAATTTTTCACTATTAGATGTTGCATTGACTAAATCAACATCCGCAGTACCTTTTCTCATTGAAACAACATATTTATTTTTAGAAGCAGTCTTTACTTCTGCTTCTTGTGATTGTGCAATCAATACACTATTTAGGAGGGTTTCTTCTACATATGGTCTCAATGCAGAATGTAAATTGTGCAATCCAGCAGAAGAGCTATGAGCAAGCTCTGCTATTCTTTGCCAGTAGTTCAATCCTCTATCATCTGTCTTGACAATAGCATAAGGACCAGAACAAAGCCTCTTAGCAAATTCTCTTGCGCTTATTTTTGTCAATGTTCTTTCAATAACAGGAGCGCAATCTGAATACTTAGTAGGAACAACAGCAACATCTACAGCTGATTTCTTTGCTACTTCATTATTATCGTCAAATAATACTGAAGCAACTCTGTAAGCTAAATCTACATCACAATTGTCAGCTGCTAACAACTCTACAATTTGTGACTTATCAAAACCTTGATTTTTTAATTTTTGAGCTTGACTACTTGCTACAACATATGCGCCATTTTCATGAGACTTAAGTTCATTGCGCCAGTTGTAAATCATGTCGGTTGGATTATTTTCAGACACTATATTTTCTCCCCTTAAAAGAAAATAACCCCTAGACACAGTTGTATTGTCTTAAGGGTTTTTGTGGAACATAATTACATAATACAAAAATTCTTTAATTATATTCCTAGTCAAATAAGAAATCTTCTCCAAGTATGACTTTTAATTGTTCTAATGCTTTTGACAGTCGCTTTGAAAATGCTCCTTGAGTTATTCCCAATTTTGCTGCAGCTTCATTTTGATCCATTTCTTCAAAAAAATACGCATTTATAACTTCTTTGCTAATTTCTGGAAGCTTATTAACTGCTTCATGCAAAGTGATTACTGTATTTATGTCATTAAAAGGATCTTCACATTTTTCTTCAAAGATATGTTCTTCAGAAAGTTCTTCTTTGTAAAAATATTTTTCAGTCAGGTATCTAAATAGATTTATGTCTATTCTGGTGGATAAATAATATGAAAAATAAGATAAATCTGGATCGTAATTGTCTACAAGTTTCTTAAGAACAAAAATAAATTCTTGAGGGAAATCTTCTCTGTGTCTAGATAATCTTGTGTCTTTTTGAATACATCTTTTGACAGAAGACAAGAACAAAGGTTTATAGAAGTCTAATATTTGAAACAGCAAGACTTGATTTTTTTTCTCTTGATATTCCCTAATTAGTTCATTTATAACTTCATACTTGTCTTCAATCATAAGTAGTTTATACACTTACAAGTTTATGAAATAATATAGGCAGAGCTAAAGTTTTATTTCCATTTTCTCTCAAATCAATAACAGTCTGTACTACAAGCTCAATCATAGAACAAATGTTTTCAGAAGATTGTTTTCGTTTTTTACTAATTTCTATTTTGACACGTATTGGATTTTGAGTTTTTTTAGAAAAAGTAGCTTTTTTATAATCTTCATCTAAATACTTACCTAATATATCTTCCATTTCCAAAATAGATATCACACTATCTGGATTATAAATATTCTTCTCTTTGCAATCCAAACAAACTAACAAGAAATGAAGTTGATATAGCAATATGAGCAATAATCCTTGATCTGTTACTGCTTCAATCATTTCATCAGACTTTTGAAGAACTTTATCAATGTCTTTATCCAGGATAGCTTCAATAAACTCAAATATGTCTGTTTCTGATTTGAACAAACAATTTGAAAAATCTTCCTCTGTGATCAAATTTGTGTAACTGCATATTTTGCTAATTTCTTGTGACAATAGATCAATATCATAAACAAGAACTTCTTTTTTACTATTTGCAGATTTAGATTTAATTCTTAGGATTGGAGGATTATCAACCAACCAACTCATTGCTTCAGGAGACATCTTGGTTTCATTCTTACTTAATAAATTATTTATATGTCTCTTGTATCCACTTAAATCTCCATACAAAGGATATGAAAGATCAAATATTTGTCCAGATTTCTTTATAGATTGTATTAATGAATTTCTTCCATCAAAACTATCTTCTTCATAATACAAAAAATGAGTGCCACGTTTTTTTTCAATGTCACTCATTATAATTTTTAAGTTTTCTATGTTTGGATTTACATGAAGAAATACTTTTTCAGAATCAAAAAACATTGAAAAGCTAGCACTTGTTTCTGCAGCATTATCAACAAAGATGAGCTTCTTATTTGGAAACTCATCTTTGATTTTGCTTTTTGCTAAATTGATTGAACCTGTATATATTCTTGACATATTATTGCATAGGGAAGATTAGATATTTTGTTTGATTTGATTCTACAATTAATAAAGAAAAATTATTATAATCTTTAAAATTAAATATAACATTTTTGTCTACATGATCTAAAAGTTTAATTATATGATTTGAAAGATACATAGATTCAAATTCTATAACATTTTTGTCTAATGTTATTTTATCAGAAGCTCCACCTTTACCAGATGTGGCAGCTGATAAGTTTAAAGTATTTTCTTTAAATGAAAAATTAACTGTATGAGAGCTTGAGATCGAAGAAATAAACTTCATTGATTTTTGTAATTCATCTCGTGGAATTGAAATACTAAAAATATCCTGAGCATCATTGAAAAAATTAACTAGGTTTTGAAATACAGATTGATAAGTGTTATTTTCACAAGAAGTAAAAAATATACCGTCGTTCCAGCTTATATAAAATTTACTTTTTGTTATTGTGTATTGAAAAGCATCAGAAAAATAAAGCACACTATTGATCAAATCACTAGAAGTTTTAGAAATCAATATTGATTTCTGATCTTTATATGTTTCTCCATATATTGCTACCCTATGTTTGTCAGATGAAACACCGTGAAAAAGACTGTTTTCTTCAAATAATAACAAACTAGAATATGGAAACTCATCATATTCAGGAGCAGTACAAAATGCAGTGTTATTGATAGCTTCTGAAAGGTTTTTAGCATCTAATGAGTTGTATTCAGAAGCGGTAGTAAAAAAATCAGAATATAATTTGTCAACATCATCAATTGTGGAAGTTTCTAATACTACTTTTGTCTTCTTATTGCCCATAATCAATGAGTTTTTATCTGAAATATAAGCAAATTGAATTTCATCAACTGGGATATTAGAAATTGAATTGAAAAATGAATTTATGTCTACAGAAAAGCTCTGGTCTTCAGAACAGCTTATATGTAAATCAAAAAAACAACCGGATATTCCATTTTCAAGAAAAATATTAAGATTATTATTTCTAGGCAAGAATACCAATGAATTATTTTTATTCTCTTTTTGAGCAAGTCTTGATTTTTCAATTCTATTCAGGAATCCAATAAACTTCAGGACTTGTGATTTGTCAAAAGTAAATTTCAATGTAGTTGTCCTTGGAATTCAATGTCAATGGATGGATCTAAATACTTTCCAATACGATTCATAAAAGTATTTTCATCTTTACAGCTAACAACCGTTTGATCTTCATATAAATTCCAAGAACTATCAACTTGTCGAAGAACATCCATTTTGTTGATATATAGAAAATCAACACCATTCATTTTGCAAGCTATATTTACTTCATCAAGATCTAGCCAATCGATTTGTCTTGGTCGTCCTGTCGTGGCCCCATACTCTTGACCAACCTCACGCAATTGTTCAAATCGTTCGTCATATTTTTGGTATCCTTTAGCTCCAACATAGGTAGAATAACATTTGATAACCCCGATAACATTCCGAATTTGGTTATAATTGAAACCATTATTTAGTAAAGCTCCTACTCCAGTATTAGATGATGTGACATAAGGATAATCGCCAAAGTCAACATCAAGCCAATAACCTTGAGCTCCTTCAGCTAAAAATTTCTTTGATTGACAATGGATATAAGTATACATATCAATAAGATATGGTTCTAATTCTGGAACATCTTTGGCACGAAGACCTGTGCGACCAACTTTGTCTTTATAACAAGGGCCATTTCCAGTGCGAGTTGTTCCAATAGTAGTATCTTTGGAATCTTCGTCAATATGTTCTTGGGTAATTATATGTGCGTTTTCTGCTATTTTAAGGATTGATGTATCGAATCCAAATCCTTTAAGATACTCAAGTTCGTCAAATAATTTTTGTGTATTGATAACACAACCATTACCAATGATACTAGGAATACCATGCAGAATACCGCAAGGAACAAGATGTGTAACAATTTTCTCTCCATTGAGGTAAATTGTATGACCAGCATTTCCTCCACCATTGAAGCGAAC